ACGCATCCTAGTAGCCTTGGCCGCCGCCAGTTCTGGATGTTCAGCGTGGTACTGCTTCATATTTGTTGAGTTTTTGCGTCCAATTCTTTCGCGAATTTCGTAACTGGGTGATTTACCAACACCATTGTGACCATGTATGTAATCATTGAAGTGATCACGGCTGCCAAGCGTTGAAAGTTCAATTTGACATTTGCATCCACATTTACACATTGGTGGGATGCCATTGTACATGTTTTCTAATACGTAGTCGCGCCATGTTTTTTGATGATCACGACGCAAATGATTGATGAGTTTGTATCGTGTGGGAAATTGCGATTTGCATAGTTCACAGTGACGTGGCGTTGTCATAATTTAAATAGTATTACAAGACCGATAGTGTGTTCTAAGCACGTACTCATTCCTACTTAGATCGTGTCAAGTTTTATCGAAACCATCAATCCGTGTCCGTACAATTTTTTTAGCTCTGATCCTGTTTTTCAACAGGAGGCCGATGGAACCGTGCTGTTCGTCAAGCGCAAGCTTGGTGATGACATCCTCAGCGTTGAGCTGACGTCAAGGCAGATTTGGGCATGCCTTGAGGAGTCGTGCCTCGAGTACGCGCGTCACGTTCAAGAGCTAAAGATCATCAGTGAGTTAGCGAATGTCATGGGTCAGCCTACGGGCTCTACTGACCTGACGAACAAGTACCCACAGAAGTCGCTGGACTTCCTTCTACGCATGGCGGATGCGTATGCGACGGCTGCAAGCGTCGGAGGAAGCTACGACGCAACGATGGGTTACATCAACTTGAAGTCAGGTCGACAGGACTATGACATCTACAAAGAACTGTACGTTGCTGCACGTCCGCCGAGGTTCGGTGGCCCTCCTCCCGAGCTGGTGGTCGATGCTGTTCCGGATGGATTCAAAGGAAAGCTTCGAATCGTAGACGTTTTCCACTTTGAACCGCTCGCTGCGCAGACGTTCTTGCTCAATGCCAGCAACATCACTAACTTCCTTGCAACAAACTTCAACTATGAATCATACGTGAATAGTACGGTCTTCTACGTGCTACCTGTGTTTGAGGACGTCGTTCGACGAGGCATGCTGAAAGAGGCGTTCCGCGTTCGTAGGTCGAACTACAGTTACGCGATCATCGGCACGAAGCTCAGGATCTTTCCCATTCCGACAGTCGACACGAACCTCGACGGTCTTGGGCCGAATCGACTGTACATCAAGGTCATGACGCCGAACGGAGTGCTAGATCCTGCATTCGAGGATCAGTCGATCAACGGAATCTCAGGCCCAGAGAACGTGCCCTTTTCAATTCTTCCATATTCGACCATAACTCAACCTGGAAAACAATGGATTCGTCAGTATACGCTGGCCCTCTGCCGTGAATTGCTTGGCATCGTCAGGTCAAAGATGCAGACGATTCCGATTCCTAATGCAGATCTTACTCTTGACGGTGAATCGCTCAAAACTCAGGCACGCGAGGACAAGGACAAGTTGCAGACGCAGTTGAAGGAATTCCTCGAACAACTCACGAACGCAAAGCTCGCGGAGACGAACGCGAACATCGCAGAAAACATGATGAAGCAGCTCAGAGCAATCCCGATGCCGCGTGGTACCGCGATCGTGATTGGTTGATTGCAATACCTATCGGCACTAGAATGGTGTACGATGTAACATGCTCTTAGGCGTCAAGAAGGAAATACGCGTAGATCGATTGGGTCGTACGTGGAAACATGATGTGTTTACGTTGAAGTGTGACATGTGTGGAAAAGAGTTCGAACGTCGAGGGTGCGTGTTTCGTTTCTTGTCTCGAAAGACACACGCGTGTTCATCTGAGTGTAAGAGTGCAGCACACAAGAACGGTGGCGTCGTAGAACGCATTCGTGCGAAGACGAACCTTGAACGCTATGGCGCAGAGAATGCATACGCGGCAGAACCGTGCAAGACGAAAATCAAAAGCACATTGATGGAGCACTACGGCGTTGAACATGCGCTACAATCAGTCGATCTTCAACGAAAGCAACACGAAACGTCAGTCGCACGTTACGGTGAACGTCCCATCTCGTCGCCCATCATCCAAGAACGCATCAAGGCCACGATGTTAGAGCGTCACGGCGTCGAACGACCGATGCAGATGGTGCGTGTTCGCGAGGCGATGATGTCAGGTAGCATCGAGAAGTACGGTGTGCCCTTTCCGATGCAAAGTCCAGAGTTCAAGCACGAGATGTTCGAGAGACGTACCGAGGACGGTACGTACTTCAAGTCGAAGTCTGAGGATCGATGCTTTGATGCACTGTGCGAACGTTTCGGCATGGAGTGGGTCGATCGACAGGTTGCGATCACGAAGCATTGGTGCATCGATTTCTACGTCAGGAGCATCGACGTTTATGTCCAATTCGACGGCGTGTACTGGCATGCGCTCGATCGACCCATTGAAGAGATCAGGCGTTCCGGAACTGATGGTCACCGCCGTGACATGTCGAGGTATCGCAAGTGGCTTGTCGACCGTCAACAGGAGAAGTGGTTCGTTGAGCGCGGCCTTCGTCTTGTTCGCATCACTGACAAGGAGTTTCAGGCCGATCCTACGACGTGCCTACTTAGGATCATAGGTGCAGCTGCATGGCTCGACTATTCATAGGCCCGCGGGAGATGAATTTCATCTCTGACATCACGAAAGAGCTCATCAAGGATGTCGTTGGGCAGTTCGTGTACTACTATCCGATCAACGACAAGAAGACGCCTTCTGATGGAGTGTACAACGAGGCAACGAAGAAGGTCTACGACAACCCAATTAAGTTGGATTGCCTGGTGAACTCGAGTTTCCAAGAGGAGACGAAGATCGACCAGTTCGGTGTCGACGCAAAGTTCAAGATTGAAGTCTACATTCAACATCGTGACCTGGTGGAGAAGAACATCGCTGTTGCGATCGGTGACTTCTTCAGCTACGGTGAGTACTTCTACGAAGTGACCGAGAAGGTATTCATGCGTACCATCTACGGCGAGATTGAGCACAAGGACGGCGTCAAGTTGATCGGCACCAAGTCTCGCTTCACGCAGTTTGCATCGACGACATTGGGTCCCACGGACATCTCACGCCCAGAGCCAGACGCAGTCCAGACGACATTCGTCCAGCAACGTGGTCAGGCAACGAACAGCGAGGGCGTGACAGGAGACGTTCGAGCATTGCAGGATCCGCTCATCGTCGGACCTCCTATCACCGGTGCCAAGGAGGTCTCGCCGAAGGGCGCAGACGACGGTACGGGAATCAGTTCGTTCTACGATGAAAGTGATTGAAATGTTCATGTATCATGTGTATTGTGATTTCATGGCCGATACTGGTGAGGTGATCTATGTTGGTTATGGTAATGATAGTCGCGTGAAATACCCAGAACGTAATGATTTACATGACATCATTCGTTTAGCACATGGAATTGTTCGAAAGGTTATGTGGAACGGTGATAGTCTTGCGTGCGCTCATGCGATTGAAATCAAGTTGATTGCTGAACTACACACATTCATCGATGATCCACATGCTAGCAAGAACGTGTGTAACAAGACGTCAGGTGGAGAGGGTTCGAGACACTGTGCTGCGACACGACGTAGAATCAGTGAAACGATGAAAACACTTGAGCGCACTGTTGAACACTCTAAGAACATCAGCATCGGTAAGAAGGGAAAGCCAAGTGGTTGGAAAGACAGGAATCAATCGTTGAAGCATGTTTCGAATCGTGTTGCTGCGTTCAATGCAAATAAGTCGCATCACAAATCGCTAAAAGGCAAAACGATGCATAGGTTAAACGCACAACTCGCTAGCGAAATACGTGCTCGATTTTTGTCGAACGAAAATGTTCATGCCCTTGCCATAGAATACGGCGTGAGTGACACAACGATCAGAAATATTGGGAAGGGAGCGTCGTACATATCATGACAACTCGATATGATGCAAAATCAAAGACGCGCTTCAACGTACCCGGGCTACCGTCAGGGTACCAAGGCGATTCTGCGACTGACATCACGATCCCGTCGTGTGGCATCAAGGATGTTGACGAGGCTATGTTTAGGCTCTTCGACAAGGAGATACCGCTCATTGTCTCAGCTGAAAATGTCGCAGAGAATCGTCGTTGTCCGGTCATCTTCTTCTCAGGCGAGAAGTGGGCGCTCAACAAGAAGTTTCGAGCGATGCGCGACAGGAACAACGCCCTGATCCTTCCTATCTGCACTGCTGTGAGGACGTCCATCACCCAGGATCCTGCCTCTGACATCGCCGGTCGCGGCATCAACCAGCAGACAGGCGAGATAGTTGTCCACCGCCGTCTCGATAAATCGGATCGCAACTACCAACAGCTAATCAATCGTTTAATGTTGCCTCACCAGCAGAACCTTGCTGTGGCGCCCGGTCAGGCGGACCCGGGTCAGCTAACAACGACGAGGGAGATCGGCGAGCTAGCCGGCAATGAGCTCGTCGAACAAGGAGCGTTGCTTCTTCCCAATCGGACGAACAACATCTTTGAGACGATTGTCATCCCTGCGCCTCAGTTCTTCACTGCAACGTATGACGTGACGATCTGGACGCAGTACACGTCACACATGACGCAGCTGATCGAACAGATCATCTCATCGCAGCTTCCTCAAGGTAACTGTTGGAAGCTCACGACCCCGAAGGGTTATTGGTTCATTGCGAGCGTTGATGGCAATAGCTACACCGCAGATGCAAACACTGATGACTTTTCGCAGACAGAGCGCGTCATCAAGTACAAGTTCACCATCAAAGTGCCAGGTTACATCCTCGCGTCATCTGTCCCAGGAGCACCCGTTCCGATCAGGAAGTACACATCATCACCCATGATCACGTTCAGCACAGGGATCGACTCAGGCGCGAACGTTGACACAGGCGACGCAGGAAACTTCGTCGATGAGCCTTTTCTCGGTGCTGATGATCCCACGTTGCCGTTGACGTCAGGTGGTGACGGTGACAATCCACGACAGGATCAACGTAGGACGAATGGAACTCGTCTGTGGCCGGCAAAGAACGATAACGTTGATAATCCTGATGATCCTGCGTGGAAAAAAGTCAGGCGCGGCACGCCCCCGACGAGGTTCAAGCGCATAAAAGGCATCGACAAGAACGGACGGGTTGTCACGAGATTGTATAGGATCAACGCAGCAGGCGCACAAGGTGAATCAGTGCTCCCCGCCGATGCCAACCTGGGCGGTCTTACTATCATTGCAGTAGAAGACCTCGACGACTGACCGAGTCCGGTCTTTCAAACCAGCGTGGAATAGTTATCTTAGCGTTCTAGCAATCGCAAGAGGAGCACGTAAATGCCCGTACAGACTTTCAGGTCACCCAACTTCTTCGATCGTGAGATCGACCAGTCAGCAATTGCCCCCTTGGGTCCCTCTGGTGTCCCTGCGGGGATCATCGGTACCTCAAACAGGGGTCCCGCGTTCATCCCGGTGACGGTCGGTGACTTCAATCAATTCATTGCAACGTTCGGCGATCTTGACCCGAACAGGTACGGTCCTTACGCTGCGAATACGTTCCTTGCAAACCGCAGCGCGCTCACCTTCCTGAGGGTCCTAGGTGCTGGAGCGAACGCTTCCGGTACTGACATCGGACGAACCGCAGCGACCGGTCGAGTCCTGAATGCAGGATTTCACCTTGACGGTGAACCTGCAGCGGGAGACGGAGCAGGACGCTACAACAACGTCGTGCAGTTCCTCGTAGCACAGCACGTCATCCAGACGGCTGAGGCTTACGGCCAGGCAGACTTCACAGACAACGATTCGTTCCTTCCCGGATCGTCGGTTGTCAACCTCGTTCGTGGCGTCATCATCCCAGCTAGCGGCTCTCGCATCATGATCGCCTCGATGGATCACAACCTCGTCGGTGCGAACATCACGGCCTTGAATGACATGGGTCAGGCGGATGCAAACGGCAACTTCAAGCTGATCATCTCCACTTCACTCGGCAGTGCATTCTACAGTGACGACGGTAACCCGGGTTGCCACATCGTGACAGCATCGCTTGACCCGAGCGCTACGAATTACTTCGCGAAGGTGCTCAATACTGATCCGAAGAACTTTGTCACCATGCAACACCTCGTCTACAGCGACTTTGCAGTCGATGATGAGATTGCAACCGTCGGCACAAACGGCGCAGAGTCCGTAGGCCAGGTCGTCGGCATCCTACAAGGGTCAACGCACATCAGTGCAGTCGCGGGAGCGAATGACACGTTCACGTCTTCTCCTTACCATGACGTCACATCGTTCCGTTCCACATTCGGAGCATTCGACACGCGGTACCAGACGCCGACCACACCGAACTTCATCAGCCAACCTTTCGGTAAGACCGAATTCGACCTCTTCAGGGTCGAGGCTCTCGACGACGGTGCATACGCGAACAACCTCTACAAGATCTCAATTGCTAACCTGCAGGCGTCCACAAACGCAGCGAACAAGTACGGTACGTTCTCTGTGCAGGTTCGCAGCTGGGATGACACGGACATCAACCCGAACATCATCGAGCAGTTCAACAACTGTTCGCTCGACCCAGCGGCTGACACCTACGTCGCGAAGGTCATCGGTGATCGCAAACTGTTCTACAACTTCGACGCAGAGGATCCTTCAGAGCGTAGGATCATCGCGGGTGGCAAGTATCAGAGCAACTCTTCGTACATCCGCGTTGTGATGAACGATGCAGTTGATCGCGGTCAGGTTCCTCCTGCGTGCCTTCCCTTTGGCTTCCGCGGCGTTTCTGTCTTGAAGACGAATGACGCATTGAGCGACACTACGCCGGGAATTGCTCGCATGTTCGGACTTCTCTCCGGCTCTGCAAACATCCTGTCACAGTCAATCGTCCCACCCGTTCCCTTCCGTTCGAAGGTGACGAAGGGCACACGACCCCAAAGTGGCTGGTTTGGTCAGCCCGGATCGACTGAGGTCACGATCAACACGATGTACTGGGGTACGAAGTTCGAGCGTAACGACATTCCTCTCAACCCGAACATTGAGACATTGCCGAACAACTTCCTCAATTCACTCACGCAATTCCAAGGACTGTCCTTGCTCGACACGGTCGTGACCGGGTCAGGCGCCGATACGTTTAACGACAACAAGTTCACGCTTTCAAAGTGTGCATTCCCCAACGGTGCGATCTCCGATCTCACCTCGTCGGTTGAAACAACGATGCTTGGAACAGCGTACATCCGCAACGGTGTCGTTGATTCCTCGCAGTACACGATCAACGACCCGGTGTTCGGTTCTCCACGCATCACCTTCGCAACGTTGCTCGGCAAGGGCACGCCTGCGCAGTTCAATCGCTTTGCAAACTTCACGAAGTTCACCACCTTCATGCAGGGTGGGTTCGACGGGACGAACTTCCTCGACATCGATGCAGAACGCATGAACGACAAGGCAACGTGCTTCGAATCGAGCAAGTACGGATCTGGCGGCGCGTTCGCTAGCTACGTACCCGCTGGATTCGGTGCTGCGCAGAGCGGCTACGGTCAGCAGAACTCCACGGTGTCATCGTACATCACGGCCATCAACATCATGACCGATCCTCTGCAGATCAACCACAACATCCTCGCGATCCCTGGCATCCGTGAACCTTTCATCACGGACTACGCAGGCAATGCCGTCAAGGCGTACGGCCTCGCATACAATGTCATGGATCTCGAGAGGTTCGACGAGAGCGGACTGCGCATGTTCGATGACTCTGTCAACGCGGCGGGTTCACTTGCCCGTCCGGACGTCAATCAGACAGCGGCTGGACTTGACACCCGAGGAATCGACAACAACTACATGGGTGTGTACTTCCCTGACATCTTCATCAATGACACGACCAACAACCGCCGCGTCAAGGTACCTGCGTCCATTGCAGCCTTGGGTGCACTGGGCTTCAACGACAGGGTCGGTTACCCGTGGTTCGCGCCGGCGGGCTTCAACCGTGCATCGCTCGATTTCGTCACAAATGTCGAGGTCAGGCTCACAGCATCTGATCGCGACACGTTGTACGATGCTCGCATCAATCCAATCGCTACGTTCCCGAGGCAGGGATTTGCGATCTTCGGACAGAAGACGCTCCAAATCAAGTCTTCAGCGCTTGACCGGGTCAACGTACGTCGCCTCCTGCTCGAGGTCAAACGGATCATCATCGGCATCGCAATGCAGTTGGAGTTCGAGCAGAACACGCCTGCCTTGTGGAACACATTCGTTTCGCAGGCATCCTTGCAACTGGGCCTGATCCAGGCTCAGCAAGGCATCGAGGCATTCCAGGTCATCATGAATGAGACAAACAACACTGACATTGACGCGCAGCTCAACAGGCTGAACGGCAGGATCGTGGTTGTACCGACGAGGGTGATCGAGTTTATCGCAATTGATTTTTGCATCACGAATTCGGGTGTCGTTTTTACCTGACGTCCGCTGAAGCCTGACAGCTTCGGGTGGCCTGTGCTAGAGTGCACAGGCCATTCTTCTTTAATCTTCTTTGCGCGCGTGTATTACCCAACCCACTCGTGAGAGCCGCAATATTTCTCACCATAGAATGCTACAATTGTCGATACTTAGAGCACAGAGGCATACATGGCACAGCTCAAATTCGGATCAGCAGGCGTCACTGCAACAGAGATCGACCTCTCAGGTCCGGTAACGACCCAACCAAGCGGCGTCCCTGCAGGTATCATCGGTACTGCATTGAAGGGTCCGGCATTCGTGCCAGTCACTGTCGGCATTGTCAGTGATTTTTATGCAAAGTTTGGTGTAACGGACGGCATCAAGTACGGCCCGCTCGCTGCGTCAGAATGGTTGCGCAATGCGCAGGCACTCACGTACCTCAGGGTTCTGGGTTGTGGCGATGGAAATCAGCGCAGCACCACGACAGGCGATGTCAATGAAGGCGGTTTCACAGTAGGTGAGAATCAGCCCAACCTTGACGCAGACGGTCAACTCGAGGCAAATCCGTTCGCTAACCTGGGCGGGGCCCCGGGTCGTACGTACTTCCTCGGTGCATTCATGTCGGAGTCATTGGGCTCTACGGTGTTCAGCTCGGCAGGGACGCAGGAAGGTCCTGCATCTGTGCCGATCGTCCGCGCCGTGATCATGGCAGCATCAGGCGTCATCCCGACACTGTCTGCAGGCATCACAGGTTCGAACAACACAGCCCCGGGTTCAACGCTGGTTGCAGTCCCGGGCACCGCACACGGCAGCAGCGTTGGCGATGTTGTGCTAATGCAGAACAGCGTTGCAAAGCAGGACTTCGTCATGCTGTTGAACGGACTGCAGGGAACCGATCCTCTCTACCCAAACGTATTCACGGCATCGTTTGACATCACTTCGCCGAACTACTTCCCGAACGTCCTGAACACTGACCCAACAAAGCTCCAGGAGTCAGGTCACTACGTGTATGCGTACTGGGAGGTTCACCCGACGACAGCCACTGTGACCGGGTCAGGTGTCATCGACACTCCACTCAACGCTGCAGTCAACGGCGGCCGTGAGCCGGTTGCGTTCTTGCTGACGGGTTCGGCAGCACGCGACACGGGCACCGGTGCAGTCCCGGACTATGAGGACTTCCGCGATCGCTTCACGCATGCTGTCTCACCTTGGGTCATCAGCCAACACTTCGGTGGCAAACCTCACAACATCTTCAGGGTCCATGCACTTGACGACGGTGCAGGCGTCTCGACGATGTACAAGCTCTCGATCGAGAACATTGCCCTTTCGACCGACACGGCGAACCAGTACCCCACCTTCGACCTCGTGGTCAGGCAGTGGGGCGACAACGACAGCGCACCTCAGTACCTCGAGCAGTGGAGGGGTCTGACGCTCAACCCATCTGACAACCAGTACATTGCCAGGATCATCGGCGACCAGAGCGCGTACTTTGACTTCGACCGTGGCCCCACCGCACAGAAGATCGTCGTCGACGGCAACTACCCGAATGCATCGAACTACATCCGTGTCGAGGTTGATCAGTCAGTCGATGCCGGCGAGCTTGATCCGACGGCGATGCCGGTCGGCATGCGAGGAATTGCACACATTGTCACCGCTGGCACGGGTTCTCTCGCGGCACCGACGCCTTCGTCAGTGTTCGTAGAGAGCGGCGTACAGCTCTTTGCTGGGACGGTCGTTCCTCCTCTTCCGATGCGCATGAATCTGCAACAAGGCTCAGGCGTCAAGCTCCAGGCGAATCCCTACCTCTACTGGGGACCGCAATTCGAGCACGTCACATCGCTCACGACGCCCAACCTCTCGACGCAGCACAACTACTCGCTGGATGCGTTTGCAACGTACTTCCCGAGCCACCGCGTTGACATTCAGGACTTCCTCGCAACAGGCGATCCCGGGAATGGAAATCCCGGTTGCGCAATGCTGAGTGGATCGGTTCTCGATGTTGACCTCTTCAACCTCGACCAGTTCTCACTGATGAACATTCAGGTTGTGACGTCATCTGCAGGCACTGCCGATCCGAACCAGTGGGTCAATGCAGCCTACGTCAGGAACGGCGCGATCGCAACGAACGACACGACAAAGGTCCGCGCACTGCAGCCGGCAGACTTCATCCAGTCGAACCGCCGCTTCCTGAAGTGGACGTTCATGATGCAAGGTGGTTCGGACGGTGTCAACATCTTCGACTTTGACGAGTCACAGTTGAACGGTGCGGCTGTCGAGGCTGACATGGAAGCCACCAACCGCAACTTCAACAACGGCGCTACGGTTTCAGCGTACAACACTGCGCTCGAGATCATGGGTGAGGTCACCAACACTGACCTACAGCTCCTCGTGATCCCTGGCATCCGTCACCCCGCAGTCACAGACGCTGCGATCAACGCTGTGACGAATCGCTTCGACGCCCTGTTCATCATGGACATTGAGCAGAAGGATCAGGATGGAAACTCTGTCACGACCGACAGTCAACTTCCCTCAGTCACACAGACAGCGAACGCTTTTGTTGAGCGAGCAATCGACAGCAGCTTCGCAGCAGCGTACTTCCCTGACGTCGTGATGCCTGACCCGAACACAGGAACGAACGTCGTCGCCCCTCCATCAGTCGTCGTCCTCGGCGCATTGGCCTTGAACGACTCGATCGGTTACCCGTGGTTTGCACCTGCAGGCTTCACACGCGGCGCACTGCAGACAACGCTCGAGGCAAGGGTCAAGCTCTCGAAGCCGAACATGGACGTCCTGTATGACGCCAACATCAACCCGATCGTTGCCTTCCCAGGCAACGCAACGGGCGGAACGAACCCAAAGGGTGGTGTCGTCGTCTGGGGACAGAAGACGCTGCAACAGGCAGCGACAGCGCTCGACCGCGTCAACGTTCGCAGGCTTCTGATCGAGATTCGTCGTCAGGTGCGTGACATTGCGATGACGATCCTCTTCGAGCCGAACAGGGACGTAACGCTCGCCAAGTTCTCTGCTGCGGTAACCCCACGCCTCCAGAGAATCCAGGCGCTCGCCGGCCTGCAGCGCTTCAAGGTCATCATTGATTCATCGACGACCACGCAGCAGGACATCGAGAACAACACGGTGCGTGGAAAGATCTACGTGATGCCGACCAAGACAGTCGAGTTCGTCTCGCTTGACTTCGTCGTCACCAACAATCTCAACCAACAGTCCTGATTGAACAGAGGATAAGATGAAGCTCACGCAACGTCAGCTACGTCAACTCATCCGCGAGGCAACTCGCGAGCAGGTGCAGGCAAAGTACGCCAAGCAACTGCGTGATCAGTTGTCAGCAGCCAGAGAAACCGTCACGAACCTGGTTGCTTCAGCAAACGATCAGGAGTCTGCACAGGCTCAAGGTACGCAGATCGCAAAGGAGATTGGAAGGCTGATCAAGGTGCTTGACAGCGGACTCTTCTCCGCAACGATGGGAAACTCCGACGCTAAACCTTCGCAGCCTCCTCCTCGTCCTGAGAAGAAGAAATGGTGGCAGCGATGAGAGTCAGGCTCGGCGACCTGCGGAAGTTGATCCGCGAGGAGGTCGAGTACACGCATGCTATGAACGAACTGTTCGGTAGCAAGCCTGATTTCTCGAAGATGATCACGCAGTTCCTTGAAGAGCTCTGGAAACTCAACGAGAAACTTAACGATGTGCACAAAGCCGCGCCGGGAGGTCCTGCGAAGGCAGTCGTTGCAGGCATGCACAGCGATCTGTTCAACAAGATCGGTGAATTCAGGGAGCACATCAGTCAATTGAAGTCGCTTGCACAGAAGAAAAAGGAAGCCTGATGTATCAGGTCGAGCTTGATCCTGATCTCGCTGACAAGAAGCTCCTGAACCAGGAACAGCTAGCGTACATGGTCGATCCCTACCGGAAGATCATCTTCCTCAGCAGGTCCGGACACGGAAGGATGTTGAGGAAGGCGGCTGACGAAGGATTCGACGGCGGGGGCGGATGGGTGTTCCTACGCAAGCGACAGGTGACAACGTACAGCGGGACGCTCGGTGCAGTTGCGCCTTCAGAGGTGTCGGCTGTTGTGCAGGCACTGGGCAGAACGTTGCGTCTGCCTTTGGACGTGGACGAAGAAGGCTGACAAATCGAACTCGTCTAATACTTACGACTATCCGGTGACAGGAGAAACATCATGGCTGAGACACTCGACGTAACAAGCATGCTTCCGAACAAGTTTGAGCCCAAGCGAAAGAACCGCTGGGTGCTCATGATCGAAGGCATTGATGCATACATAATCAAGACCGCAAAGCGCCCGACGGTGACAACTGAACCCGTCGAGGTTCCGTTCATCAACAGCCGGCGTTGGCTTGCCGGCGCAACGAAGTATGGCACGATGGAGATCACGCTTCACGATCCGATCGCCCCTTCAGGCGCTCAGCAAGTAATGGAGTGGGTACGTCTGCATTTTGAGTCGGTGTCAGGCCGTTCAGGCTACGCTGACTTCTACAAGCGTGACATCCAGCTCAAGCTGCTCGACCCTGTCGGCACTGTCATTGAGCTTTGGGATTGCAAGGGAGCAATGATCAACGAAGCTAGCTTCGGCGAGCTCACGTACGAGGACGGCGGCATGGCCGAGATCTCACTGACAATTCAGTGCGATCAGTATGTTCTGCAATTTTGACAGAGTACGTGGTGGCACAGCCACATTCAGGCGCCGCCACATCGCGCCCTGTCACCGGCTCGGTGGCGGCGTTCCTGTTCACCCCCGGCTCGTTTGATACGATGTCTGGGGGTGACCCGTTTTATGAGGGAGTCCCGAGCGTACGCATAATGCGCTAGCTGACATAGAAGGAGGCTCAGGACATGGCACAGCGGTTCACCCACAATCACAGGCCCCCGAAGGAGGCCCTAGAAAAAATCATCTCCCTCTTCCATAGGCTATCCATGGCCCTTTATTTGGGCACCATAGCCTTGGAGGTGCACTGGAGCCTTGAACGCACACAGCAGATGGTCGATTTGCTGGTTGATGAACACGTGCTTCGTCAGCTGACTGAGGATGAGAAACGACAGATGATGTTCCCGTCGGGCGCAAACATGTACGTGCTGATCGAAAGGGCTTCACCATCGAAAGCAAGGATGTGATACGGCGCATGAACTTCGAGGACCTGTTGCAGGTTCAGGATGAGCTGGACGTGCAACTTGTCATGGGTGACATCAGCATGTCTGACTATGATCGTGAATGGTCGGAGATCTTGGCTGTCACGGGTTGGACAGAAAAAGAGTACGAAGAGCAGATCGATCGTAGGTGGGACTATATCGACAACTTTCATGCTATTTTGCAGAAAGTGCGTGTCAAGAACTAAAGTGGTGGCGTAGAAGTGTGGCGTTGACATTTACGGTCTGTGTGGTGGAGTACAATCACACGTAAGGATAATGACAATGTCAGAAGAACGAGAGCAGCGCAATCAGGTGTTTGCAGCGACAGCGCCCCCTGGGCAGCATCACGACGTCGACCCCCGCATTCCCACTACAACCCAACAAGCGGTGGTAAGATCGGACTTTGGCCTTGAGGTGCCAATTGAAACGATCCCTCTTCCCTCTGCGGGAAAAGCTTACCCAGTTGGACATGTCCTTCATGGAAAGGAAATGATCGAGATCAAGGCGATGACAGCGCGTGAAGAGGACATTCTCACTAGCGCAGCGTACCTGAAGAAGGGTACTGTCATCACTGAGTTGATCAGGTCGTGTATCGTGGACAAGAGGGTCGATCCAAATGAGTTGCTGACAGGCGACCGTCACGCACTCATGGTCGCGATCCGGATCACGGGCTATGGTCCTGAGTATGACGTTGAGGTCGAGTGTAACGAGTGCAATGCCAAGACGCAGAGGCAGTTCAACCTTGGCGAATTGCCACTCAAGCGTCTCGAGATCGACCCGGTCACACCGGGCACAAACCTGTTTGAGTTCAGGCTGCCACACACGAAAAAGAACGTGAAGTTCAGGTTCCTAACTGGTCGCGACGAGGAGGAGATTCAGGCAACTGCAGCTCGCCAGAAGAAGCTCAACCTTCAAGGCGAAGCAATCGTGACGACGAACCTCCTGTACAGCATCGTGTCCATCGAGGGTGTTGAGGATCGTCAGAAGATTGCTGGTTTCATTCGAATGATGCCGGCACGTGATTCACTCGCTCTTCGAAATTATATTCGAGACAGTGAGCCCGGAATCAGCATGAGGCAGGAAGTCACGTGTGGTGCATGTGGCCACAGTGAGGAGGTCTCGATGCCAATCGGGGTCACGTTTCTTTGGCCTTCGGCCGGGCGATAAGGAACAGCTCATCCTCGAACCTGCCTTCCTGTTGATGTACTACGGCGGGTTCACGTACAGTGAAACGTATTCATTGCCTGTACCGTACAAGAGATGGTTCATTGATCGCATCGTCAAGGAACTGAACAAAGGCAAAGGCGGAGACGACGGGGGCGGAGGTGGCGGCAGCGCAAACAGAGCACTGCACAATAACTCGCCTGAGGTACGCCAATTGATGGGCCTGGACCGTACGCAGTCCCCCTCGCGGCTACGACGATTTACGTGATGTCAGAGCGGCCAGGGAACATTCAGCACACGCTCGAATTCCCTGACCGCTTGTCGTTTGTCATCAAGACGGTTCATGACCTCTGCGACGGTCACGTTCGGACGCATCAGCGCTTCCTGAAACTTCCTGCATGCTTTCACAGCAGCGGTCACCGCCTCAAGTTCAGGTTGTGTACCTCGGAGCTTGACATTCGTTGGTTTTCCGACGAGGAGGCTAGCGACCGTAGCGGTCACGATAGTTTCGAGGATGTTCGTTGACCGATCACTGAGTCTGGCTTGGGCTGTCGACATGACGATAACTATGCCGTAGGATCTGACACGTGGCATCTAACGACGACCTCACTGAACAACTAGAGCTCACAAAGAAGATCACTGCTCAGATGCAGCAGATGGCCGCTGCCGCCGAGCGCCTGGCCGGTGCGTTCTCTAGTCAAGCGCAGACCGTAGAGAAGATCGCTAGCAACTTTTCGAAGATTGATACGTCACAAGCCGCGGGCGGCGTCGCAAGTCTTTCAAAGACACTTGCAACGCTAGACGACAGTGCACAGAAGACTGACAAGGAATTCAAGACGTTATTCGATCACATGGCGAAGAAGGCTGAGGATCTCGGTAAGATCTTCAAGGACAAGTTTGCTAAGGAAATTTTCGTTGCTACCGCAGCGCTCAAAGGGATGCAACAAGGCATCAAAACTGTCGTTGCGATCGGTCAAGGTCTAACATCGTTTTTGTTGAGCGTCGTCGATGGATTGGTCAACGTTGCCGTATCGATAATCGCCATTCCATTCAAGATGCTTCAAGGCCTCATTGACATGGGAGCAAAGGCATTCACTGGAATGAGTGAACTTGCACAGGCGATGGAAGACCTTCGCAAACAGTTTGGCGCTTTCTCTACGCCGACGAACAAAGCGATCATCGAAACATCAAAGAACATGAAAGGTATCCAGGAAACTGGGCTCAGTGCCTGGCGTGTCTTCGGTACAATGGCTGAACGCTTGAAGTACACTGGTGAACTTGCGAAGGAGATGGGCGGCGCTTTTACTGCATTGTCGAAGGAGTTCACAAAGAACGGCGAAGCAATCATGTTGATGCAGAAGGGCCTAGGCATCGCAAACGAGGACATGAAGCAACTTGAACGTAATGCCGTCTCAAATGGTACGTCAATGGCTGACGTTGAGAAGGACATGACGAAGTACTCGACAGAGATGGGTAAGGCGTTCAAGGCTCAAGGAATTGACGCAAAGGTCATCTCTCGTGAAATTGCGCAGGCATCGACTGATGTCAAACACTTTGGAGGCGCATCCATCAAGCAGATGGCAGAAGCGTCGACGTATGCACACGGTCTTGGACTTGAACTCAAGGACATAACCGGTACGCTTGACAAGTTTGACACGTTTGATCAGGCCGCTGAGAATGCAGCAAAACTCGGCCAGGCATTCGGAGTCAATCTTGACGCATTCAAATTGATGAATGCGCAGGATCCTGCTGATCAAGTCGACCAGATGCGCAAGGCGTTCCGCGCAGCAGGCAAGGACGCATCGACAATGGGTCGCGCTGAGCTGAAGTTGTTGGCACAGACGACAGGTTTGGACGAAGGCGTTGCGAAGGCTGCATTCTCAATGAAGAATCAAGGTATCAGCCTTGACGAGATCAAAAAGAAGAGCGGCGATGCGTCAAAGAAGACACTGACGCAACAACAGGCAATGGTGAAGCTCTCTGACGCCATCGAACGTCTTGTGAAGGCCGGGCAGGAAATGAAAGGCGGCTTCTTCGAGACGTTCTTTGATGGTATCAAGCGCGGAATGATGTCATCAAAGGAATTCTATGGCATGATGATGAACATCCACATGGCGCTTCAACAGGTCATGATGGTGGGTGTCAGGCTGGGCCGCGAGCTCATGCGTATCGTGCCAGGATTCCACGAGATCTTTGGTGGTTTCAGTGACTTTTTTCAACCCTCAAATTTCGTGAAGATGTTTGAGGGCATCAGCGACGCTGTCAAACGATTCTTTGATCCCTCAAGTCCTGACAAGGGATCTGTTCCGAATCTCGCCAAGAATCTGCAAGATGTCATTCTAGACATGTTCACAAGGGAAGGAACTGCAGGTAAGAAGATCCTGGATGGTTTCAAGAAGTTCTTCGAGATGGCTGCGAAGTTTGCAGGCGATGCAATGGTATGGCTATCAGACAACATTGCTGATGGAATTCAATATGTCATTGAGTTATTGAACGGAACCAAGAGCCTGAATGCACCTGGTCTAGGTGGTGGAATGGGCTTCTTGAGCAAGATCATTACGCCCTTGGTTGAAGGATTGTCTCATGCGTGGACTGTTCTGTCGCCCGCGTTGTGGAAGCTCGTTGTTACGTTAGGTGACAAGTTAGTTGAGTTCATAAAGAAGCCTGAAATATGGGACAAGGTCAAAATGGTGTTGTACGGCATCGGCGCGACTATCCTAATTCCAGCGCTAGTGCGAGGAATGGCTGCACAAATTGGCGTGTTGATGATGAAAGAGGGCGTGAAAATGTTCACGGGCCCTACCGAAGCAGCTGCTAAGACTGCTGCAACGTCAATTGCAAAACACTCCCCAGCAGGACGAGATCTTTCAGGAATGAAAGAAATTGATCTTGGATCGATTTCAAAACAGGCAGAAGGTGCAGCCAAGCTCGAAAAAGCAGGAGGAAATATCAATTGGGCAAAGATAACAACAGCGCTTATTGGATTGGCGGGTGTTCTTGCAATCGGGATGACAGCGTTGTTCATTGCGATCATTGCAATTCGAAAATTTAAAATTTCGCAGGAAGAGATCCTGAAATCGTTAGAGATTGTTGGCGGCGCATCGTTGGCAATGGTACCTGCAGCAGCAGCAATCAAAATTCTGAGTCTTGCGGGTAAAGGCGTTGATTTTGAGAGCGCCGCAATCGGTATTTTGGCCATGGCCGGTGGAATCGTTGCGATGGTTGGTACAATCGGCGCGATCAATCTTGTCTTGTCGAAAACTGACGTTTCTAACATGATGGGCGTTACTAAGCTGATCATGGAAATTTCGAAAGTCTTTTTGCTTTCTGGGCCTATCGTCATCGAAGCCATGGCAATTGGCTTACTGATGGCGGGAACTGAGGGTATCGCAGCAATTGCAGCAGCGGCAGGATTTGCTACAATGGGCGTTGCAATTGCTGCAATGGCAGCATCGATCTACGGGATTATGAAGGCGCTAAACGACATTCCTGCGGGTGAAGGTCTTGAGTCGAAGGTCAAAATGTTCACGATGATCATGGATTCTTTGACGAATTTTTCAAAGAACTTGACAGTAATCATCTCGTCCGTGACGCCTTCATGGATGTCTATTATTAGAGGAAAAGACGACACCACTGAACGTCTCAAGTCATTGACTGAATTTTTGAAAACGTATATCGGTGAACCTAACGGCAGTGGCATGATTGGATTGGTCGAGGTCATTGTTTATGCAGTGCAAAGCCTTGCAAACGGCAATGAAAAGACGTTAGAGTCTGCAAAGATTTTTGCTGAATTGATGACTGCTGTCACTTCAATGGCAACAGCGATGAAACCACCTGATGAATTTTTCAAGTCCATCAACGGTCTGTGGACAACGGCTGGGGACGTGAACGACGGTCTCAAGAAGTTGACAGAGCACAGTGAAAATATTGCATCAGGATTAAAGAGCGTGTTAGGAGTCATCACAAAGGACATCATGCCTCTTGTGACGACAGGTTTTTCGAAGGAACAGTTGAACGGCGTTCAGGCAATCGCAGGAATGCTTGACGGTGTTGCAAAGATGGCGCAAGCGCTCAATCCAAGCCCAGCGACGCTTAACATGCTGCGTGACACGATTGGTGGAACAATAGGTCGCGACGATCAGGTATTGAATCCTGAAAACATGAAATTGTTGGGTACATTTGTCACAACGATGTCAGCTAGTCTTAAGGAGTTGTTACCTCCTGTGATTTGGGCATTTACGCCGTTACTAGAAGCAATCGGAAAATGGACGTTTACGCCAGGCCAGATTGAAGCGCTGAAGATTGTGGGTCCCATTTTGCAATCACTCGTAGAAATTGCGCGAGCTGTCACTATCTCAGCAGCGCAACTTGCGATTGCACACATTCCTGCTGATGCAATTCAAGCGTTTCTTGATCAAGTCGTTGGTACGATGCCAAAGGTCTTTGACTCAATTTCTGCTGCACTTCCAAAACTCATCAACGGCCTGAAAGACGCGTTGGTCGCGATGGGAGGAATGAAAACCGCAGACATTACAAAGTTGAAGTCCATTTTTACGTTCATGTCTGACGTAACGTCAATAGTGAAAAATACGTTGAGTTCAAGCGCAACAAACGGAACGATTGACGCAAGAGCATGGTTAGGTGGAATTTCTACGTTGACTGCGTTCGTCTTTTCACTGACAACACAAGATGCTGCATCTGGAGGAATTCCTGGTGAAGGAGGTCGACTTGGATTGCTGATGAGAGGCATTGATGAAGTTGGTCGTGTCTTAGCTAGCTTTAACACAGGGAATGCCACAAAAACAGTTATGTCAATGAACACAGTGTTTAGCAGCGTTTCTGATATGGGTTCAAATTTCAACAAAATGACGTCAACAGTTCTTTCTGCTACGACGGGAATCCGTGATAATGGAGTCCTTCCTGCGCTTGAAGCTGTACAGAAAATGGTCGATACAGTTAACAAGCTTAACGCTGCATTGTCAGACGGCAATCTCAATAAGATTGATGTCAAAACGAAGCTTGAAAATGTTGCAAAGTCTGTTGGCTTGGGCGCATCAGGGCAATATAACGTCAAGAATGGTGAAGTCAATATCACTGTCAACCTGCAGGTGACGATGGACGCGACGAAGGTCGAGAGCGCAATTCTTTCAGCGAAATCATCTATCATCGCTGATCGACTCAACTATGTGACTTCAACTGTTCCGGGAGCGACACCAATATCGTCTGATAAGCCACCCATCTATCACAACCCGGGCACGCAGTCGTAAGATAACAACATGGCAACCTGGAACAAGGAAGAGTTCCTGAAGCAGTTTCAGCAGAACGAGAACTACAAGCGCGCGCTCAAGGAAGCGCGTGACGATGCAGAACGCAAGAAGCTCATCGCGTTTGGTAACGATTTTGTGGGAAGCTTCGCTGAGATCCTCATACCGTTGTTGGAACGAGCAAAGAACGACGGAAAATTCGCAGAGCAATTGGCGAAGGCTATCAATGAGAAGCAGACGGTACTTACCGGCAGGACGAAGATGTCTGGGTCCAATGGGTAGGATACATGGCTGACGGCGGCAAGAATATCGATACAGGCACGGGTGGGTTCGAGCTGCCCAACGATGATGACCTGTTGACTTTTGACGTCGGTCATGACGTACCTGCAAATACGAAGAAACCGTATGGGAAGTATGAAAAGGGCGTCAAATTTGACAAGGACCCTCTCAATCCTGATGATAAAAAGGACCTGTCAGACTTCACCAAGAAGAAACTATCTGACTACCTGAGCGGCCTGACGTCTGCTCCGTCAACCGGCAACGAATATCCGATCGATCCCGGAGAGTCGACACGTGGAACGTCTATCACTGACGACAAGGGTTATCCTGCGTTGCAGTCACCTGGAATTGCTGATCCTTCTAACTCAAAAGAGTTCCAACCCGATCAGACGACACTTAGCGCATTGAGCGCAGCGTTCACGACCGCGGTCGATCCTACGTCAGGTGCACTTCTTCTGAAGGGAAAAGGAAGATCGAAGGCCGGCGGCGCAGTCAATGGAAACAAGCTGTTGCCTGGCGTTGTTGCTACTGCTGCATACACTGCAACGAATCCTGCGTCCGTAGCATCATCTGATGATCAACTTGGTATGCCTGTCTTAGGTGATCCGACCAAGACGCCTGGCGGTACGCCTGCAGTGATGACCAACATCGTCACGCCTTATCAGAGCGCGGTGATGTCGACGAACCGGTTCACTGCATCTTCAACGTTTGCGGGTGCAAAAGCGCCTAGCAATGCCGCAGGGTTCAACCCGTCATTTCCTGTGCAGTCGACGCTTGGAGCATACAACCCTGCAGCCTCTGTTCTAACGAGCGGTCAACTTGCGAACATCGGCTCTGTTCTGTCCATGCGCGCCGCGGGTGAACTTGGCGCGACTGCATCGGACGCAGATCCCAACTCAAGCGCGCTTGAACTCGCTGCAATCCTGCCAGGACTTGCTCAGCTTGGTCTGACACAGATCTCGCAGCAGACACTTCTTGCGTCTGACGTTCTGTCGCTCATGGACACGAGCGCAACGGATGAACTTACGAACAGTCAGTTCGTCCTGTCAACGGGAACAGATTCGTGGGGTAACATGAACGACGTCGACGATCCTTACTCGGGCGTCGACGCTATCGGCATGGTTGCCATGTCATTCATCCTCGTGGCAGGCATCGATGTCCTGTTTCAGGGGCTAAGTCTGTTGTTGAGCCAGATCAATTCTTCAGTGACATTTCCCGGGCGAGACTCTATAGTACGTTATAATCTTGGTGAGTACATCGCTGGGACAAAGTCTGGTAACAAGGCATCATCCGGAGGAATCGGCGGCGCTGTCGCAGCGCTGAGTTCCCTCAATTTTGGTGCATTGCTTGGGATTCGACCGACTATCTATCCGTTTGCGACTGCGCTTCAATGGGGCACAAATGCGTTCTTTCAATTGCCTGAGCCATCAGCAAATAACGTAGGTTTGGGCGCTGTTGCTGGAGCGGTTACGGGTGCTGCAACATCTAGTTGCGATAGCCCGGGCTTTAACTCCGTGACAGCGAGGACGATCATTCGAAGTGGTATCATCATCTTGAATCAATTGAAGAAGATCGGTGGTTCAATCATGAACGCAATCACCCAGATTCTTGCGTTGATTGATGTGATCGCTAGCTCAAAATTGATCGCTGCGTGTAACATCTTTGCAATGTTGGGGGACGCAGTGTTGACTGATCCTACAACTTGGGTAGATGGTAGCGTCGGACCGGGTGTCAAGGTTTCAGCAATGGATGCCAACTCAGACGGATCTCCTTGGGACACTGTCACAATGAATCGGCTACCCACTTCGTTGAAGTTGGCGTGGGCGTCAAACCGTGCGCCCGCAAACCTATTGATTCCGTCTAGCATTCTTTCGCTCAGCACCGTTCTTTCAACGTCAAAGAATCTCGGATCGTGGAGTCCGATGATGGGAATCGGCGGTGATCGACAATCAAACATTAGTGCCAACGTTTTACCGCAGCTAGCCGGTGGAAGGATTGACTCTGCCACTGCAGCGCTGTTCGAATGTCAACTAGACGCATCGTATGTTCCATTTTATTTTCATGACATTCGCACGAATGAAATGGTTGCATTTCATGCGTTCCTCGCTTCATTGACAGATGATTATACTGCGTCATACGAGAAGTCAGAAGGGTTTGGTCGCGTTGAACCTGTGAGGATTTACAAGTCAACAGAGCGAAAGATAGGAATTTCATTCTATGTGGCAGCAACGTCATTGCCTGACTTTGATGACATGTGGGTGAAGCTTAACAAGCTTGTCACGTTGATTTATCCGCAATACACGCAAGGCGTGCAATTGACAGACGCGTCAGGAAAGTATGTGTTTACACAACCTTTCAGCCAACTAGTCGGTGCATCGCCATTGATCAGAATCAGGTTAGGCGATCTTATTCGTTCAAATTACACACCGTTCGCGTTGGGACGTCTTTTTGGATTGGGAAATAACAGCTTTGCAGTTGGCGCGACAGCAGTGGAAGGTGCTGAAGGCACATTCACTGCAACTGACATTGATACTGCGATTCAGGCTGCTCTTTCTACAGGAACTCCACTCGAGTTTTATCCAACTGCAGGCATATATCCATATGCTCCTGCGCCTAATGCTACGTCTGGCGGGTTGATGGGTGCGCTAGCAAATGCTGCGGGTAGCGCTGCAGGTTTCACTGCTACGAATCAGACTCCTCCTACACAAGCAACTGAATTTTGTTCAATGGATGACACGTGTTTCAAGGTCGTTGCATCGGCAGCGCCGGTCGCTGGCGTTGTCGTCGGGACCGTGCAACTCAGAGATGATCCGGCGTTCACAAATTCTCATGTTGCGACTAACAAGTGGTACACAGCACAATATCAAAAAGGAGATGGAACTGCAGGCAGTGATACAACTACGGCATACATCGGTGGGAACTATTACTTCCCATTGTCGATGCTAAAATTGACGGAAGAATCGCTTCAGACGGTTGTGAATAATGTCGTTTCTAGCAAGTCTCCATCTACGAGCGCTAGCAACTCAACTTTCGATAATGACCTATCAACATTTCTTAGTTCAGACAATAACGCCGTTGTAAAATCGTTCGCTGACACAGGTGGTAAAGGACTAGCAGGATTCATCGAATCAATGCATTTCGACTGGTATGACAAGGTGACGTGGGAGACGCAGGATGGACGCACAGCACCGAAAATCTGCAAGGTCACGTTAACATTCTCACCTGTGCATGACATCTCTCCTGGCATTGATCACTTCGGATACAACCGCGCGCCGATTTACCCTGTCGGTTCAATGGGACAATCATTTGCTGCGACGCCAGCAGCTCCGAAAACTGCAACGATCGGTGGTCCTGCACAGACAGGAGCTACGAACATGGGAGGTTCTGCACCCTCACCTGCTCTGAAAGCAACATCATCTGGTGCTTCGAGCGCTGCTACAGGGCTTCCCACGACAACACCAGGACAGTGATTGAATCATGGCATTTTCTAGGTACTCTCGCACGCCTGTCATCAATTTTGGTGCACAATATGGGACATCTCATGCTCGTGAGGTGATTCAAGCAGCCATGGCGAATGGTCGGTTGAACATCACACAGAAAATTGTCACTCGCGGCGCTGAACGACTTGACACTATCGCAGGCGTTGTGTACGGTGATTCAAGGTACTGGTGGGTGTTGGCAGCTGCGAGTGGAATAGGATGGGGAATGCAAATTCCACCCGGGACAGTAATTAACGTGCCTGATCTCACGCTCATTGCATCGATGACAGGATGATACATGGCTGACCCGGGTTCTAGCACTTCAAGCCCTGGCGCAACGCCAGCAACACAACCAGCAGCCGGAGCTACAACAGCTGCAGGAGCTCCTGCTACGGGAGGTACTGCGCCGTCGTTTGCGAGCATTGAACAGATCTTTCAGATGTTCTCACCCAGCGATCTGTTGGGCACGCAATTGCCCAATTTGGGAGGTCCTCTCGACAAATTGAACAACATGTACGCGCAGCTCGTTTCGATACTTGAAAATGACGGCCGCGGCGTGCTTACGATCGCAGACATTGTCACTGCGATCAATAGCCTTGCTACACAGCCTGTTGCGCCAACCGCTGGCGGCGGCACGCCATCGCCACCCTTTAAGATCTACGATCACTTTAGCATCTGGACGATGGGTGGAAAGCCAGCATTGGGAAATGGCGCAGCAGCATCACCTGACCCGCGTGCGTACGCATCGTCATTGTCATCAGGTTCAACGGTCGTCGCCTCTCTGGCACAGATCATCGGTGCTGATTTTGTTGCAAAGACTGATCCCAAAGCGCCGATGCCTGTGATGTCAGTCATCTGCAGCTACTCGCCATTTTTTAGTCCTGCATCACGGAACACAAAACGCGTGTCGACGTTTTTGAATGCTATGCCATCGACCGTGCTTTCTCAGCTAGTGCCGTTCATGCAGGCAGAGTTTCAATTTTCTCGCAGTCCTTCAAATCAATTGCAATCTCCAAGTCAACTGAAGTTGCTAATGGGTGCTGCTGATATAACTCAGACATTGTTCGGCACTGCAAATAGCGCCATGGCTCAAGCACATCAGTTCGGTGCTTCGTCAACTGCACAACCTGGGACTGATCCTGCACCGTCTGCGCTAGACTATGTCGGAATGGAGTTATTCACCAGTCCAATCACATTGACGAATCCACAGCCCAACCTTTCGAGCAACGGTGGACTGCGGTACGTTGATGTTCTGGATCCGTACAGGCCTTTTGCCTCATTGGAGCACGTCACCGTCAGCTCAGTTCCTTCTGGCGCTGGCTTCTACTGCTACAAAAAAGCGAACATGTCAATCAAGGTACACGATCGGTCACGACTCAACGAGATTGCCGATCTTCTCAGACCGTGGTTGTACACAGGCGTTACGATCTGGTTGACGTATGGCTGGCGCGCTCCAACGAGACCAACGGGCGGAAGCGCATCGATCAATCCGTACTTTGAGTACATCAACAACAACATGATGATACGTGAAGCGTACCATGTCATGAACTCAAGCTTTACGTTGGATCACATTGGTCAGACAGTCATCAACCTTGAATTGTACACAAAGGGCGTAGCTGAGCTACGGGATCTTAAGATCAGCGATCAAAACGGTGACATGGCGTACAGGACGAAGCAATTGCAATATCTCATTGATGATATTTCGAGATTGCGCCAGGCTCTGAAACTTGACCCGCCTGAAGGTCTAAACAAGGAGATCAGGGTCTATCAGCTCCTCGACGCTGCTGAGTCCGGACAGGCACCTGATTTCTCGGGTGCTAGCACAGTGATTGCTAATTTACAGTCTGCGTTGCAAACGACCCATCCTGGTGATTCATCAGCAGATGCGCTGATCAAGGATCTCAAGACCTTGTACGCGCCAGCAAAGACGCCTGCCAGCAAATTCAATTCAATCGCCGGCATGGAAGCAAGACTTACACAGATCGTAGCGAGTCTAATAAAAGAATTGCACCTGGTTGACAATGATCCGTTCCTTCCGACAGCAACCGGCGCAGCGAATGATCAGAGCACGTTGGCACAGCTATGCGATAAGGCAAAACTCAACGGTTCCAAGGAAGGCATTGTGTCGTTCGGTAAGTTGTTCTGCACTGTTGCGCTTCGAAATTGTGCTAGCCTACCGTCAGTCACTGATGAAGTGCAGATTTTCTTCTACAATTTGAACGAGCACTGTGGTCCTCTTAGCTGTCACAACATCTCATCATTCCCGATTGACGTACATGACTTTACTGAAGCGTTGAAGGACGAGATCAAGTCAAAGGGTTCAGAGTCTATCAAACTTGAGGATTTTCTTTCGCTAGTGATCAACTCACAATTTCTTGACAAGCGCTCCATTGGTTACGGTCTAAGACAATTTTATGACGTCGTGCCAGGAAGTAAGCCAATTGAATACACCGTCAACAAGGAAGGTGATTTCGACAAGAAACTTACGCAATACAGCAACACGTATGGACCGTTCGCGCTTCCTGCTGTTGAGGTGTACGTTGAAATGTCGCACAAGAAGACGAACACGGCAGGAGAGTGCGATATTATGCAACTTGTCAATTTCCCAGGACCTTCAAATCCAGGCATAACGATCGGCGATTCTCAAAAGAACGCTAGCACGAAGATCATGAGGATCCACATCTATGACAAGCAGACGAACACAAATGCCATGGCAACGCAACTGCTCAAGGCTAGCACGTCTTCGGGACAAGTTTCAGGTTTTCTTGAGGCAAATCCTGGTCTTGATGACTACCAGAAGGCACACTCAGCAGGTACAAACCTTTCAATGACTGCAGCGGCGCTGAACAAACTGGTACCAGGTTTGTCATTGAACGTTGACGACAAACAGAAGGTCACACTCACAAACATCAGCAATTTCACAAGCAACCAGATGGTCAAGGATACCGTGTCGCAGCTTGTGCCGTCGATCAGATTTGGTGCGAATGGTACGACGATCACACAAGCGAATCTCACGTCAAAAGCAGAGCCATTGCTTTCAACCGTGCAGATGCAACGTAATCAGACAGTCAAGAACGATACACAGCCGAACGGGTCCGGACCTCTAGGAATTCCTGGTAGGGTCATTCCTGCACAGTTGACGATGACGACGCTGGGAAATCCGCTTGCGACGATGGCGCAACAGTTCTTTATCGACTTTCAGACAGGTACAACGCTCGATAACATGTACATCACGACAGCGTTGACGCATAATTTTACGCCGGGAAAGTTCGAAACTTCATGGACGTTCGGTTTCTGCGACGGTTACACCGTCTTTGAGGGTGCTCCGAACATGCTGGCAAGACTAACTTCAATACCCGCAGCTCCAGCTCCCGCGAACCCTGGTGCTCCTGCTGGAGCAGGCGCCCAGGCGTCGTCATCGAATGCTGCGCCCGCGCCTCCATCCGCTCCTACGGGTCAATCAGGAACGAGTGCCACTACGCCGCCTGGACAGTAGGTGTGACCTTTTGTCACTTCAAGTGATATGATGGGCACATGTCCCGTTTCTGTCTCGACGCTGCCATCATAGGCACTGACAGGCACCTGATCGTCGACAACGAGGCATACTCGTGGTCGAGCGTCGTGCCACCCGAGACGCTGCATCTCACCGGTTATGTCAAGGCCGACACTGTCTGGTGCCTCGACACTGCGTTACGCCTCTCAGGATTGAAGATCGACATCAGCCCGCCCGCACGGTTCGTCAAGGCAATGTCGTCGCTGGACGTCCCGTCACCCATCCCGTGGTCGAAGGTGATGCCCGCGTCAGAGCACCGGTGCTTCGTAAAAAAGCTGACCGAGGAACTAAGGATGGCCATGGCAAAGGCCTCGCTGGATTATTACAGGGACACGTGGGTGACCGGCAACGGCCTGCTCAAGGCCCTCAAGCCGGTGAAGGTGGACAAATTATCCTGGCAACGGTTGATGCTCGCTCGGGCAGGCAACGTGGCTGCCACGCGGTCGTTCGAGCCTGACGACGACGGGTTCGCTGCACCCGTCACGTACGATCGATTCAAGACGTTGACAGGGCGTTTGACAGTCGTCTCAGGCCCTCAGATTCTGACGTTGAAGCGAGAGCACAGGAACATCATGAGGTCCGTCCACGGTGAGGACGGCACGATCGTCGCCCTTGACTTCGCAGCGTTGGAGGCACGTGTTCTCCTGTACGAGCACGGACGCAACTGCGATGAGCTTGACCTGTACGGAATGATCGCGAAAGAGCTCGGGGCTGACAGGAAGGCTATCAAGGGCGCGGTCATCAGTGAGCTCTACGGGAGCAGCAAGAAGGCGCTTGGGATCGTGCTCGGCATGGAAGGAAAGGTGCTCAACGACTTCGTCAAGAGGGTCAGGTTGTATTTCAACACGAAGGAGCTCTTGAAGCGAGTGAAGAAGCAGTTCCTTGAGACGGGAAAGGTCGTGAATCGCTATGGCAGGCAGGTCCTCATCGATGAGCCCCTTGACCACATCATGATCAACTATTATGCCCAGAGCACAGGTGTTGACGTGACGATGATGGGTTTCAAGCAGATCGTCGATCGACTTGCAGCGTCCGCGCCACGGGTCAGGCCTCTGTTCCTCCTTCATGATGCAATCATCCTTGACGTTCACTACGATGATCTTCCGCTGGTGAGAGCCATCGACAGGGTCAGGGTGAAGGGCTACGTCCAACACTTCCCGTTGAAGTACGATGAGATCAGCGTTTGAACAAGACGACCCATGAGGGTACCATTTGAACATGTTGACGCCCGAACATATTGAGACGAACTGGAAGCGATTCTATGCACTGTGTGGAAAGCTGGGTGACCGTTCAGAATCCGTCATCGCAATGTTGGATGAGCTGGACGAGCGCCTGTGCCTGTGTCCGGGTTCTGCAAAGAGGGACTATCACGGAGCCTTCCCTGGAGGCCTGGTCGATCACTCCTTGCGGGTCCTGAACAACCTCGTCATCCTGAACAAGTCCTACGACTGGCGATTGTCAAAGGACAGCATGATCATCACTGCACTGTTCCACGATCTGGGAAAGATCGGGATGCCGGGTAAGGACAGTGACAACGACTTCTATCGTCCTCAGATCGACACCTGGCGCAAGGAGAAGATGGGTGAGGAATACTCGTACAACAACGCCCTTCTTTACATGACGACTCCTGATCGCACTGTCTTCGTCCTCCAACACTACGGTGTCAAGCTCTCTCCTGACGAGGCGATTGCGATCAAACTCAATGATGGGTTTGTGCTGCAGGAAAATCGTCCCTACTGCCTGAAGATCTCGCCCCTCGTCTTTGGTCTCATGACTGCGGATTACATCTCGACGATGGAGGAAAAACACGTCGATTTTTGGCCTCACGCCGCATCGGAGTGAACTGCAGAATGTGTCACCTGACCGGTCTTTTTCCTCACAGTTCCATCGTCACGCCTATTTATGAGCATGGGCCAAAGGGCATTACTCATCCGTTACCTCCGAGCGTTGATCGCAGAGGAGAACAACGCGAGGGTTCCCAATCAGCTCATCTCGCCTGACACGGCGAGCGATGACAATGGTCAAGATGAAGAGGCTGAGCTCGATGAATTCTGCGGCGCAGGTGGCGGCGGAAACTCTATTGGGAACGGCAACGTCATGGGCTACTCAGGTGGCTCTAGCGAAGGTGACAAAAAGAGCAAGATGGTCAGGAAGTAGAAAAGAACTTCATCCCGTAAAAGGATGTTGAACAGGAATAAGAGTTGAAGTAGGATTCGTTTACCTGCACGGTGCAGGTGATGCATCATTCGGACATTGCACAAGAATACAAGAGGACAAGATGGCGATCAATCTAGAGGCGATTCGTAAGCGTATTGGTGAGATGAGCGGGCAGGGCAGGGTCCAGCTGTGGAAGCCTGCACAGGGTAAGCACAAGATCCGCGTGGTCCCCTGGAAGAACTCTGCTGACGGCATGCCGTTCCTCGAGCGACGCTACTACTACATCGGAGACGCACCCAGGTTCTTGGCGCCCGTGCAGTTCGGCAAGCCTGACCCGGTGAATGATCTCATCAAGAAGTGCTACGCAAGTGGCAAGCCCGAAGACAGGGAGCTTGCGAAGCTTCTGCACTCCAAGATGGCAGCGTACATGGCGCTCATCGACCGTGCAGACGTCGAAAAAGGCGTCCAAGTGTGGGGATTCAACTCGTTCGTTTACCAGCAGTTGCTGGCGATCTTCGACGAGGAGGGCGTCGGTGACTACACCGATCCCGAGAACGGTTTCGACCTGATCGTGACGATCAGCCCCTCGAAGAGGATGTTCAAGGGCAAGCCCGTCATGGACATGGTGCCCAAGGCGTCACGTACGCAGACGAAGCTTTCGGATGATCCTGCTCAAGTTGCGAAGTGGCTCGAAGGACAGCCGAACATCGATGACCTGTACCCGCAGAAGACAACTGTTGAGATCGAGCAGATCTTGAACACCTGGCTTGCCAGCGGCGCGACGGTCAAGGCATCCGCAGGCGATGATGAAGGCACGGAACGTGGCAGTGGTAAGGCAAGCGTTGACGTCCTCGACAAGATCGCTGAGGACGTGAAGTCAGCTGTCAAGCCCGCAGCCCGTCGCGTCACCAAGCCGAAGACTGATGTCGATGTTGATGGTGAGGATTCGACGACAACCGCTCCCAAGCAGACGCTCGACGATGCATTCGACGAGATCATGAAGGACGAAGCGGAAGCGTGAGATGACGTGGCCGAATGGCCCCCGCCCAAAGCGGGGGCCATTCGTGCATTCTTAGACTTTCTCGAGGAAACATGGCAAGAGGAAAGAAGGAAGTCCTCGCGGGCGAGACCACGTCCGCCGCGGATGACATGGACGAACTCACAGCCGGTCTCATCAAAGACCTCAACCGTGAATTTGGGATGCGCGTAGCGTACAATCTCGCTGAGACTGAAGCGCCTACTATTGTGAAGAGATGGATCAACACGGGCTCGATCCAGATGAACTACGCGATTCGCCAGGCTCCCGGTGGTGGGTACCCTGAGGGACGCATCATCGAGATTGCAGGTCCTCCGTCGATCGGCAAGTCGCACCTTGCGTACCACGCAGCGGCCGTCGTACAGAGGATGGGCGGCATCGTCATCTACATCGACACGGAGAACGCAACGCCCATCGACAAGCTAGCGCTGATGGGGATCAACATCAAGCGAGGCTTTGTCTACATCGACGAACACTGTACTGAGAACGTGTTCAAGTCGATCGAGCGCACCATCCTGCTCGCAAAGAGCGCGATGGAGAAGAAGAAGGACGTCCCTGTCCTGGTGATCTGGGACAGCGTTGCTGCGACGTCACCCCTAGCTGAGCTCGAGGGTGACTACGACAAGGACACGATCGGTCTGCAGGCCCGGGTCATCAGCAAGGGCATGCGCAAGATCGTCGGTGTCATCGGTCACAACAATGTCACATTGCTGTGCCTCAATCAGCTTCGTTCCGCGATCGGCGTCATGCATGGCGACCCGGACGTCACTCCAGGTGGAAAGGCAATTCCGTTCCACGCATCGATCCGGATCAGGTTGTCGTCTGGTTCTCAAGTCAAGGACAAGGCCAACAACGTCATCGGCATCCACGTCATCATGACGATCAAGAAGAATAAGGTCGCAGCTCCGTTCAGGAAGTACGAATTCGACATCATCTTCGGCAAGGGGATCGTCGAGCACGAGTACATCTTCGACAAGCTTCGTGAGCACTGCGAGAAGAACAAGGTGCTGCTTGATCACACGGACGCGAAAGGCAACAAGACACAGCTCAACGTGTGTATCTCTGGTGTGTCGCAGTGGCGTCTTCTTCAGGTAAATGACGAGGCGTCAGGTGAAGTGCTGGTCGAGAAGAAGTTCTACAAGAGCGACTTCAAGGAGATCATGGACGATCCGATCTATAAACCATTCATCGACAAGGTCATCGAGAACGCGTACGGTGCCGTGAGCAGCGATGTCATCGAACATGACACCGATGATACGCCAACAACTGACGGAGACGAGGAAACGAATGAACCAGAAGAGGCCTGAGGTCAAGATCAGGAAGGCTCATCCTGACGTTCCCGATCCTGTTTATTCGACGCCCGGAGCAGCCGGGTGCGATGTGTTTGCGATCGAGAATACTGCAATCTTCGAAGGATGTAGCATACTCATACACACGGGACTTTTTCTAGAGGTCCCGGAGGGCTATGAGTGCCAAATCAGGCCCAGGTCCGGACTGGCCGTGAAGAATGGGATCACTGTCGCCAACTCTCCTGGAACACTTGACAGTGACTACAGGGGAGAGCTGATGGTGTGTCTGATCAATCACAGTCACAAAGAATACAGGATCAACAGGGGCGATCGCATTGCGCAGCTGGTGTTCGCTCCGGTCGTGCAGGCAACGTTCGTCAATGTTGATGAACTCAGCGAGACAGAGCGTGGATCCGGTGGTTTCGGATCGACCGGTCAATGACTGAAAAATCACTCAAGACGACTACTTAGACACGCCGCGTATATACACGTGGCTCGGAGCGTAACGCATGAAGAACGCAAAGACACTGCTTGAACTGTGTCGTCAACGTTTCCCATCCACTCGTCCTCACCAATCGCATTCCTTGTCACTCAAGGAGGGCACGATGGTCCTGACGCTCATGTTGGGAGACGCGGTACAATCATTCAATCTGGATGAAAACGATCTACGTCGTGATCCGATTGAATTGCTGCGTGATCTTGAGAGGCTACACGAAAGGCCTTACGTAGATAGCGATCCGATCATCGCTTAGCGTGTTTTGCGACAGGAACTTCAGCACCTGTTCGTTGTGGATCATCAACTTTTGACGGTGAATCAGGTTCTGATTCGTGATCAGCGGTACCAGCGTCCGTCTTGGGCGTCTTCTTCTTTGGGTAGTGTTTATCAGCAACGCTCTTCGTGAATCCATAGTCAAGCAGAACAGGATCTCCTGCTGACGTCAATCCCCAAGAGTCGATCTTGTTGACGTCGCCTCGCATGAGCTTGTTCTGCTTGATTGTCACTGCAGTTGCCTGTGCTAGTTCGCACGCGTCCTTCGCATCGGGTTCACCCCCCAGAACGTCAGCGATCTGGTTGCAAAATTTGTCGAACGATAGACCAGCAGCGCCCTGGAATTCCTGTTCAGAATCGAACGGCTTCACTAGGTCTGAGATCATCCAGTTGTAATCTGGATCAAATGATTGTACTTTCGCAACGACATTCTTTGTTTGAGGATTCGTGAACGTATCCACTTCTGCTTCGTTCTGCGCGACACCCTTGTCATTCCTTGCGATCTTCAGCGCATACCTGCTGCTGAGCGTGTACACCTCGCGTGAACTACCGCGACCAAGAGGCTCAAGGAACATGTACGCGTACTGCTTCATGACTTCTCGGCTGGGCAGTTTCTTGAACTTGTTCAGCTCAAATTTCGACCCAAATGGACTGTATACGCCTCTCTTGGTACGGATCTTCTCAATCAACAAGGAGACGTACTCTTGCAACAAGTTCCCGTTCATGTGTTAAATAGGCGCATGTACTGCGGAGGAAGGACGGAGTAAGATTTTTGTCTGTGCCACTATAGGTATGTACGGTCGCCAATGTACTTGAGACACTTGACAGCGAAGCTAGCGCTTTACAGATGTGATCAATGCGGAATTGAGTTTAAGCGTTACGTGAAAGATGCTCTGGAAGTACATCTTTGTTCGCGAGCATGCGTGTCCGAGGCAACAAAGAGAGGTGGCGCAATCTGGAGGAAAACGTCACAGACATGTATGCAGCGTCTAGGCGTTGAAACGCCATTCGCATCATCTGAGGTGATGACAAAGCAACGTCAGACATGCATTGAGCGTTATGGCGTCGAGAACGTCAATCAGATCCCCGAAGTACAGAAGAGAACGAAACAGACATGCATTGAACGCTATGGCGTTGAGAACGTGCTGTCATCACCGCAGTTTCGTGAACGCGTAAAGGCTACACTGATAGAACGATATGGCACAAATCATCCACAACGTATTCCTGAAGTCCAAGAGCGTACACAGAGGACAAATGTAGAGCGATACGGCGTAAAAAATACGCTGTTGCTAGAACACGCTCGTGAACGTTGTAATTCTCCCGCATCGCACGAAAAACGTTATGAGACTATGAAGCGAAATGGCACGTACGGTCACTCAAAGCCAGAGGATCATCTCTACACTCTTCTCATCAACCACTTCGGTGCTGATGATGTTGAGCGCCAGGTGGTACCTCCAGAGTGTACCAAACAGTGGATGATTGACTTTCATGTCAAATCGCTTGATCTTTACATTCAACTTGATGGTGTTTACTGGCATGGTCTTGATAGACCTATTGACGTCATCGCAGAAGGATTGACAAAGCGCGATGTGCAGATATACCACAAATATCTTACTGATCGTGCTCAAGACGAGTGGTTCAGGACAAGGGGGCTGAAACTTCTACGGTTGACCGATGTACAGTTGCGTAGCATGACGGTATTCGGAGGCACTGATGGATGAGCAGCGTCGACCAATTCTAATCGTAGACGCAATGAATCTTTTCGTGAGGAGTTATTGTGCTTATCCCACAATGTCGAGTGAAGGCTACCAGATGGGCGGGTGCATCGGCTTCATGAAGACACTGAAGAGGATCACATATGAAACATCGCCTGAGGCGGTGTACGTGTGCTGGGAAGGTGGTGGAAGTTCTCGAAGAAGAAATCTTCTACCTGAGTACAAGCTGAACCGCGTAGCAGGCAAGCTCAACCGGTTCTATGAGGATGACATTCCTGACAATGAGGAGAACAGGCAACACCAGGTCATTTCGTTGCTAGGAATGTTGAAGTGTGCTCCTGTGTGTCAGCTATATGCCGCTGACTGTGAGGGTGACGATCTGATCGCATACCTATCATGCAGTCCCTTGCGCAATCGTGATAAGATCATCGTGTCTTCTGACAAAGACATGTACCAACTTCTTGATGAAAAGACGAAACAGTACAGCCTTCACAAGAAAACATTCGTCACGCAGGAGAACGTTCTCGAAGAATTTCGTGTACGCTCAAAGCACTTTGCGATCGCTAAGGCACTGTGCGGCGACAGAGGAGACAACGTGCCTGGAATCAAGGGTGTCGGATTCAAGGTCGTGTCAAAGCTGTTCCCAATCCTCGGGTTGGATGACAACATCCTGCTGTCAGACATTTTTGACTACGCACATGCGCACATCGATGAATCACGGATGTACAAGCGCATCATTGACGCCCGTGAGGATGTCATGCGAAATTGGAAACTCGTGTATCTCAACGGCAACATGGTGCCTGCGAACCAACAGGCAGCGAATGAACAGAGGATCAAAGACTTCGTCCCTCATATGGACAAGCACGGAATGATCAAGTTGCTGGTGAAGGAGGGGATCGGTGACTTCGACGTCGACGACTTCTTC